CTGTTTCAACAATCTCAGCCTCGGCGGCCTCTTCAATAACCTTCGGCTTGTCCTCCAGTAGCTTTTCGGTTTCAGTTAACGATTTTACTGGAACAGCCCCTATTCCCAACGCACCCAATCCGGCGGTGTCCCTGGCTCCTTTTGTCAAGACGCTGCCGGAATCATACGCCTCCTGCATTTCGGTTGGAGTTGGAAAATCACCAGGTGCTGCAAGTTGTAACTCTTCCAGGCTTTGACCTGGTGCTGTTGCCATGATTTGCCTTTCATCCCGGCTTGGCATTGAAGTCCCAATATCCCTTTTATCTCTCCGGCGTAACATATTCTCTTCAATCGGATCCGCGTCACCTTCCAGCAGCGGCGGATCTTCCATGAATCGACCAGATGCAAATTCTGAATCCGGTCCTGCTGGTTGTGAACCTTGTGCTATGAGATCCAGGAAGTGCTGGACATTCGGATCTGTGCCGCCTTCAGCTGAGGGCATCGGTTGCTCTGGAGATCCAAACCTGGCAATCAATTGCTGGTGCGCTGCAAGCTCTGGATTGAGCTGATTGGTACTGACTAGGAATTCATACATTCCCCGTGCATCTTCAACGGCCATTTTCCAACTCCCTTAATCGTTCGTTTATATTTGCCTGTCCTGCCAGGATTGCCGCGAGGCCGTGGTTCATATTGAGAACCTTGCCTTCAGGGGTGTCCTTTACAAAGGATTTACCCATTGAACTTTTCTCCAGATCCTGGGCCATGATTCCAACAAAGGCACCGGGTTCCGCATAGGGTTTGCTAGGGTTTTTATATTGGTATTGATAGGCATTCAGAGCATCCAGGAATCCCTCAACTTCAGAATCCGCGCTGCGTATATCTTTTTTCATCCGAATGTCGGAACCCGGAGCTGCCCAGACCGCATAAGATCCAAGTGTAGTTCCTGCAAGGCTGATCAGAGAGGCCAGGATCGTATCATCACGTTTCTGTTTATTATTCTCCCGGTTCCAGGCTGCTCCAAGTTCATGAATGTATCTTTGAGTTTCGGCATCCAGCTCCGCCAGATCCTTCTGTAGAGTAAAACCCATCTTTGTAAGAGTGGCCTGGACTTCTGCCAGATCGATGGTCACCTCAAGCTCCTGTGCAGCCATATCACCCTTGTATGCGGCAATCGCCAGGGCCTGGTCCATGGCTTTACTTTGGAGACTGAGATTGGCATTGATCTGGGCAATAGCCAGATCCTTCTGGAGATTTGCCAGATTGGTTGCAAGGTTGAGCTTACCCTGCTCCACGGCCTTGATCCGGCGCGCTTCCAGGTTTGCAAGAGCAGTATTCTGATTTATGGTTGCCTGGGTTATCACTCTGGTGAGTGCCGTCTGTTGAATGGCTAACTCGGTTGCCTGTGCAAACTCTGCATCCTTCATCGCCTTCTGGCGTCTGGTTTCCAGGTTTGCCAGCTCCACCTGAAGCTCCATGGTGCCTTTGACCCGGTAAACTTCAATGAGGGCTTTTTCAGCGTCTATGGTTTCCTGTGATCTCAACTCTGCGGCTTGGCCTGTTGCTTCCTGTTGAGTGGACATCCACATGTTTCTAAGCTGGCGGATCCGTGCAGGATCAGCCGCTGCTCCGGCCTGGAGTCCAAGCAACTGTTTCAGGTTTTGTTCTGTTGTTCTTTTGAGTTGCTGCTGCGCCGGGCTTGTGGATGCACCTTTGATCCGGTCCAGGAAATAATCCGCGACTTCATCCAGATCACCAATGCTTTCAATATCATCCATTGTGAGGGCAGTGATGGTATCAACAGTCACCTCGTCAGGCTCATCCACTGTTCCAACCGTGGGTGCGGTTGCTGGGTCAATAGTTCCAATGGTTGGTGCAGTTGCACCAGTAACCTGTTGTCCTGACCATGCGACTCTGGCCTCGGCCTCTGTTTTATACAATCCATTCACACCACCTTGACCATCCCACCATTCTAAGAAATTGTCGGATGCTGCAATCTGGGGTGCAGCCGTTTCAAACTCTGCAACTTCAGCAGGAGTCAGTTCAAATGCTTCCTTCCTCATTGCCTTGGACATTGCTTTTTCCCACATTGCCCTCAGCGTGGGTTCACTCAATCGGTTGATTGGTAATGTGTTATTATTATCTGCAATGATCTGTGCAATGAACTGATCATAAGACTTGTCAAAATTGATGTATGTCCCTGTTATCGGATCTGTGGTTTGCAGATATTTCGTGAGTAGTTCCACCATTTTTGGAACTTCAGTGCGTCCTTCATCGGTGGCCACTGTCATCTTAGTCTTGAATGCAGACTCAACCTCTGATTCAGGCAGGTAATCAAAGGTTGGGATTTCCCCCTTTGCTTTCAGGACATCCCAGGTGTCATCAGTCAGAAGAGCATTGAAATAATTGTCTTTGAGATCCGTACGTTCTGCATCAATCTCGTCATCTGCATCCTCAGCTTCTTTCTTGGTTTTGTATTCGTTGCCTAACTTGTCTTTGTATTTGGGTGGTGGTGGAAGTAAGGAGTCACCGTTCCCGGCTCCACTTGTGTCGGTGAGATTCTTTTGTTGAGTGACAACTATTGCAGCATCATCAAGGTTGTCGATTCCACTCAGATTAGTGCCACCACTTGAGATGATGGTGACATCTCCATTTTCATTGGTCACTTTGGTGAGGATGGTGCCATCATCTAATATTTTAATATTCTCAGGCCAGTCATCCTTTTCCCCCTTCTGTCCAAGGTCGCTAAGGTCACCAACCACCCCCTGTCCGGGCGTCTTGGTTTTGACAGGTGGTGTATAACCAACTGGCCAATTACCATATACCTCTTTCCACCGTTCAGGGGTGAACCACCCACTAAGGCCCGCGAAGTATTTCCCTGTGTTTATACCCGTACCCGTCTGCCCGAAACTTGTACCATCACCACCTCCGCCACCCCCGGTGTCACTAAGATCACCTATATTTGCTGCCCCTCCGGTGTGCGATACTGTTGTATTCGTGGTATCTGTATACATTTTTGATGGGTCAAAATCCTCATAACTCCGTATAGGTCCACCCCCTGGTCCCATCCCGTACCCTCCAATCGGCTTCCCGGATCCTCCAAATGCTTCGAGCAGATCGGCCTCACCCTGGTTGATCGCAGCAAGACCCTCACCACGTTCTTGTAATATTTGCGCCAGGCGTTGCAGCTCGGCCTCGGACATTGTTGGATTCATTGAGTAAGCCATTTAGACCAGTTTTTGCTGAGGAAGTGATGCAAATGTGTTTCTCATGCCGACCTCCAGCATGAGGTTCGTGATGGAGTAAGCTTGGCCAGGATCTGAGGAAACAGTGTCCTGAAATCGGAAACGTACCGAATCACATTTCTGACGGGCCAGGTGGATGTTGAACTGGTAAACGCCGTCTGCAACCAGGTTCGTCCCTGCACCATAGTATTCAGATCCATACGGTGATTCATCGCCATATTCGTTCAACCCGGTTGCATCTGCGAAATTGAATGAGTGCTTTTCATTGAAAAACTGTTCGAAATTGTAAGCAATCCGGGTTTCCAGGATATGATTGGATTTATAATCTCCTAAAACCAAGGCCCTGCGGACCCGTTGCAGTCCCTGAATTTCAGCTGTTTTGATCCAGGCCGTGGTGAGTTTGAGAACAATCGCCATATCAACATCCTGGTAGGAATCACTTTCTTGATAGACGAGGCCCCCGGAGGTTCTGAGATAACAGTATTTATCAGTGCCATCCCAGATGACTGCACCTGTGGCACTATGGTTTGTGAAGGTGGCCCATTTCCCATAATAAAAATCATAGACCAGGCAAGGGCCTGCCTGAGTGGTGAATCGAACTTGTGAATAATCCTTGACCATCACGGCGCTGCTGATCGTTTCATCATTGTATGCCTCCACCGCGGCTCCGATATAGATCGTTTCCATTTTACGATCCAACAAATAGATCCCTTTCTGGGACTTAAACATGATCCCCAAAGGGGTGAGGATGAGGCTATCAACTCCGGTGCATCCGACATCTCCAGTGACCA